ACCAAGCTCAAGACCTACTTCGCGAACCTGCTGCGCGCCGTCGCGAACAAGATCGATCCGCCGCCGGTGACGACTGCTGGCGGTGGCGGCCCCGGCGAGCCAACCAAGAAGTGAGGCTCGCAGCCATCATCCTCTGCATGGTCGCCTTCACGCACTACGGCTATGAGCACTTCGCAACGCTCTACCCCGAACCGATCAGAGTCACAGGAGCCCTCTTCTACGTCGCAAGAGGACTTGAGGGCGCTGCTCTTTTCGCTGTGGTTGGGCTGCTGTCTCGAAGCTGGTGGGTGGTGGCTGCATGCCTGTGGGGAGCGGTTGAAGAAGGCCAGACGGCGGTGTGTCGCCTGGCTGCTGGGATCGATGTGAAGCCATCGGTGCCGCTCTTCAGTGGCCTGTGTGGGCAGGACGCCTACTGGCTGGGGATCGGAGTGGCGGCTGTCATCGCCATTGCCATGCTGGACAAGTTCACGGGGAGAAAATCATGAGCGACTTCGGACAGTGGGCGGCGGATCTTGCGAAGGAGCCCGGCGTAGTCGGCGCTATCGGCGCCATCGTCTCCCTGCAATGGATGCCTGGCACCACCTACAAGCAGAAGGCCTTTGCGATCCTGACGGGCGCCGCCGTGGCCTACTACCTCATGCCGTATGTGCTCGAGGTGATGCTGATCAACACGACAGCCGGGATTCTGATGATGGGGTTCATGTCCGGGGTGCTCGGCCCGAACCTGCTCGGCAAGGCCTACAGCTACGTTGCGGAGACGACGTTCGGGGAGCTTCTCTCGCGGTTCTGGAGCAAGCGATGATCATCTATGCACTCGCGGCCGTTTTGCTGGCCGTGTCCATTCTTCTGGCGTGGCTCGTCGTCACCAAGCGGCTCGTGTTCCCGCTGATGTTCGAAGCTGGTATGGCAATGCTGGCGTTCGGCATCGCGGCGAACGGCCTGCGCGTGCTGGTCAACGATGAGCCAAACCTGCGCGCCTGGGCACTGGCCGGCGTCGGGGCCGCGCTGATGCTGGTCTCCTACTTCCGCGAGTCGCGCCGCAAGGATCACCTCGGCCCGATCGGCCGGCGCATCATGAGGGGTCCGCGATGAATCTACGAGATCAACTGATCGAGTTCGAGGGGTGGAAGAACGATGCCTACCCGGACCCGTTGACTGGCGGTGCGCCATGGACCATCGGTGTCGGGCATACCGGACCCGAGGTGTTCCAAGGGTTGCACTGGGGAAACGAGCTGATCAGCGCGCAGCTTGACTCTGACATTGCGGAGAAGACGGCTCAGGTCGCAGCGGCGATCCCGTGGTTCGCGAGGCTCAACGAGCCACGCAAGGCAGTCTTGATCGGCATGGCCTTCCAGATGGGAATCAATGGCCTTCTAGGCTTCAAGAACACACTTGCAGCCATGCGTGACGAGCACTGGGCCAATGCCGCAGAAGGCATGCGGCAGAGCAAGTGGGGCAAACAGACGCCTAAGCGGGTGAATCGTCTGGCGCATCAGATCGAAGTCGGCGAGTGGGCATGAGCCCGTGGCCCATTGTTGCCGTTGGCATATTCATGGCTGGCTTTCTGCTCGGCTGGCATGCCCATGACGTAAAGGATGACGCAGATCGCCTCAAGACTGCCCAAGCTGAAGCTAAGCGCCAGACCGACACGGCCACCAACACCTTCCGCATTCAGGAGAATCGCGATGCAGAAAATCTCCGCACTGGCGATCAGCTTGCTGATGCTCTGCGCCGGCTGCGCGTCAGCTCCTCAGTGCGTCCCGCAACAGTTCCAGCGTCCGGTGCTGGGGCCTGTTCCGACAGAGAGTTACCTATCGAGAATCGAGAGGCTCTGCTGCGACTCGGGGCAGAAGCCGACCGACTCCGTGCCGATTACCGAGCGTGCCGCGAGTTCGTCGACTCGCTGAAGTAGGGACCGTCTTTCCGGCCTGCCAACTCGACTCACTCCGCCACTACAACGATCCTTGGCGGACTACGCTACCTATCGGTTTCGGCCCATCGGCCTCATCAGGCGTAGTGGATCGTCTTGGAGCCCTACTTGTCGAGTGGTGGGCTCGTATGCTGGTTGATGGAGGCCCTTTGAGCTATGGACACCAGGGCGCTGGTCCACCTAGCGGGTCACTAGGATCCTTTCGCTTTCGCGAGGCTCTTCACCCATGGGCGCGATGCGCCACGCACTCACCATCAGATCAGCGGGCCGGGCTTGATACCGGCTCCCAACTCTACCGCCCGCGGCACGTCGAGCGATTCGCGGAGACTCAGGGCCATGGTGGGCACGTCCATCCGTGCGGCCACTGATCTGATGGCCCAAGCCTTTCAGCTTGGATGCCCAGTTTACTTCGGAATCGGCATCTCGCAGAACCACTTGCTGGCCTGCGCGAGCTTCATCGCCTCTTCTGCCTTGCCGTTGCGCTGCATGTCGTTGAGCCGCATGATCAGGTCGCGGCTCGCGCGCAGCTCGACGCGGTCCATCAGCCCGGCATTTGCCCAGCCGCAGCGTGGCGGCACCTCATCGAAGTGTTCCGAGTAGTCGCAGTAGGCAAACTGCGGCGTGTCCCAGTCGGGATCGCGCTCCATCTTGCCGAGGTCGCTGGCGTCACTGGCTCCCATCACTTCTTCTCCTGTCCGTTGCGCAGCGCCTTGACGACCGCATCGGTGCACTCGGTGCATGCCACCAAGCGCCCATGCTGCTCGCCGTTGAGCGCTGCGTGGTCGACACCATTGAAGTACCACTCGAATCGTTGCAGCGGCCGGCCACACCACGACATGCGCGGCGCGCCTACAACGTCTCGTTGGATGCAGCGGATGTGCTCTTCGCGGTCGCTCACAGCTTCTCCTTGGTCATGGCTGCGTCGATGGCTTGGCTCAACTGGCTATCCGGCTCACCATCATTCAATGCAGCATCGATGGCCGTGTAGCCATCTCCACGCGCGTAGTTGTTGAGCAGCCACCGATACCGCGCCGCGTCCTTCCTCGCCTCCTCCAGCTCAGCAGTGAGCCGACCAATTTCAGCCCGTTGGTTGTGGATGCGCTCGGCGTGCAGCATCATTTCTCGGTGCCAGTGCTTGCGCCAATACTCGGCCTGCAAGTACCACTTCGCAAGGATCAGCGGATCGAAGCGCTTTGCGATCTCTTCGGCGTTCTCCGTCAGGCCGATGACCGGTGGAAGCTCGGCAGTGAGGCGGGAGATTTCGGCGGCAATGGCTGCGCGGCCGGCGTTCTCAGGCGTGACCCAGCGTGCCGCGATGCGCCGATAGACGCAATCGTCAGCCAGAGGCGACATGGGCTCGGCGGAGAACAGCGCTCGCGTGCTCCAGCATTCCTCGTCGGAGTGGTTCGCCTTGATGCAGTGACGACACCATTTCACGTTCGGCGTGTGCTGCTCAGCCATCACCACCCCTCGAATTCAGGAAGCCGCTCGAACTCGCGGCGGGTCATGCGGACCTCGGTCACGATGTAGGTTTCCCCTGCCTCGGCGTCGACGGTCATGTCGGGCACGTCGCGCGGCTCGCAGATGCACCACGAGCCGTCCAGCTCGACGCGCACGAACGTTTCGCGTCGGCCGAACAGCGCGTCGAGCCAGTCGGGCCAGGCGCACCGCGCCTCTTCGAGCACGCGACCCGGCTTCCACCACTGGATTTGCTGCTCAGCCATTGCGCTTCTCCTGAGCTGCGGCCAGGACCGCGGGGCCGTGCTTCAACCACGCCCTCACGATTTCCACATCGCTCTCGGGCCACCCGTGCGACTCGCTGAACTCACATTCCATCGCGTCGGCGATCTGCTCGTCTGTAGGTCCCACATCCCGGGCGGGAGGGGTGGCGAGCAGGTATCGGCGGACGACGCTCAGCGCTTCGTCGTTCGTGGTGCTGGTCTGCCGGCATGCGACCAACTCGAAGGCGTCCAACACTTCGATGGGCGCACGCGCTGTCTTGGCGCTCGGCTCGGCCGGCACCTCACCCCTCAACGCCGCGAGATTCGCATCCTTCTGCTCCTGCGTCAGGCTCGCCACACCCGGATAGGCGGCATCGAACAGGCGCTCCATGCGACTGATCACAGTGCTGACGCGCACGCCCTTGCGGAACGTCGCGCCGCGGCACGTGAAGTCGCCGGGCAGCTTCCAGTCGACTTCAGGCGTCGCGCCTGTCAGCCCAGCAATCGATGCCGTCTCGGCCGTCTCCGATGCGGCGGCCAGGATGGCGCGGGCGAAACGAATGGTGTCATTGCTATCGAAGCCGTGCGGCAACGAATGCCAGAGTGCGTTTATCTGCTCATCCGTCAGGCCCGGCCCCGTCTCCGGCGCGGCGAGCTTGGCGACCTTCTGGCACTCCTGTAGGCACCGCGCCCAGCCTTCGGCGTAACCATCCTCGAACAGAGTCGGCGACTGGCCTTTGCTTGGAGGCATCTCCGGCCAACCATCCGTCTCCGATGCGATGTGCTCGTTTGCGAATGAGCGCTCAGTACGCGGCAGATTGGCGGGGGCGACTGAGATGGCGTCGAGCGCCTGCAGCCATGGGTTGTTGACGTTGCTGTGCTCGCCGATGTCGACGCCAAAGTGTGCAGAGATCGCGGCGGCCAGCTTGTCGGCCCACTCATGGTAGCTGTCGCGCTCGTCGATGACCCGCAAGATTGCTTCGTCGTCCTCTGCCTTCATCTCCGATGCGGTCAGGCCGTTGAGCATGGGTGCGGCGTAGAGCTTGTCCCCGGGGCGAACCGCAGCACCCGGGAACAACTCGGCGACGTTGACGCCGATGCTGCGAGTGCGACCGCCAGGATGCGCGCGGCGTACCTCGCCCACCGGCTGCGCAGTGGGTGCAGGG